CAGCCACCAATGAAGCAATGGGCTATTGACAGGGAGAAAAGTAGAGGTTCGGACGGTGTGTTGGTCAATGAAGGCTAACTACCCGTTCAACGATACTGGCTTCGGTGTATCACCTCAACCACACGTCGATAAGGCTGTCCTGAACATCGCGTGGAAGCGTGTCTATCCTTTCAATCAGAAGCCCCTTCAGGCGTTCAATCTCTTTACCCCTGTCGTCCACTACCCGTTGTAGTGAATCCACCCGCCTAAAGTCGTATTGTGGCGTTTCCGTGCGTGAACATCCCTTGCCGATAAGAACACCAGCCAACACGAATACCGCACCAAGCAGCAGCACAAACATCGGTAAATTCATTCTAACCATCAGTCCAAGTAATTACAGAACGCAATAACCAGCCGTGTGTGGCGTAGCTTCCGCGCCTGCCACCCTCCGCGATCCTGACTGCCATAAGTACCGTCGGGCGTTGTGTTGGCTTCGATAGCATAAAACAATCCGGCTTTCCGGTCGGCCCACTTTTCAAAGATGCCCACATGGTCAGCCCCGCCGTTCTTGTCCCAGTCGAAACAAACGATGTCACCCGGCTGCGGGTCGGTCGTAACCTTCCCATGCTTTCGGGCGTGGTTGACAAGGATAGGCACATACTTTACCCCCTCCGGTGTTTCCACGTCGGCTAATGGGTAGGCTATCCCACAATGCTGCGATGCCCAAAAATACCAATATGATACAGCCGTAGCGCAATGGGCGTACTTGTACCCTGCGCGATTGTAGAACCAATCGTTGTACTTTTCCGGCCCTCTTGTGCCGATGTCGGCGGATGCGAATTGTAGGATGGATTCCCTTATCATGTCCAATGGTATTGCTCAAAAAGTTCTATGTTGATGTGTTCCCTAATCAGTTCCACCTGTTGGTCTGGTCGTAGGTCGTTCCACGTCGTGATTTGATACACTTCCCACAACTTAATAAACACGTCGTCAACAGCAAGCATCCGCTGCGCTTTCTGAACGTCGTCGGTTTGGATAGTAATTTTACAACACCCGTCCATCAATTATCCTCTTATTGTCAACCGTGAATGAACCGGATTCGTCTATCAGCTCCACCACCGCAAAGCCATGATTCCATTTGGTGAAAGCAAACGGCCTGTATTCAGGACGCAAATCGCACATACAACCTATCGACCAACAAGCCATCGCGTCACCGTTCACGTTGTTCTCATGGTGTGCTGAGGTCTGGTGGTTATGCCCCGCCAACGTCGAACATTTGGCCTTTAAGAACAACCCACGCGCAGGGTTTACAGGTGAAAAAATACTCTCCCCCATCTCATGTCCGTGAATGATGTTCAGTTTCCCGAACTTGATTAAAGCCTTTGAATCAATCATCTGCACGTCAAATTCCTTCAACTTCAGAATGTCCTCCATCCGGAACTCGTTCATCCCGAAAATTTCAGGGGCTTTGGAAATTAGATACTTTTCCCACCGTTCCTCGTGGTTGCCGATCTTGTAATAAATCGGGCATTTGAACTCCTGGCGCAGCCATGCGAAGAACTCTTTGCCCATCTCAATCTCTTCGCGCATCTTCGGCTTGTCCGGTCGTTTTTCAAAGCGTGAAATGCCGTAAAAATCCAACAGGTCACCGTTTATCAGGATGCCGTCAATATCCTGAACGTACCCAAACATCACCTCCAACGCCTCAACGGAATGGAACGGAATGTGAACATCGGAAAACACAAGTAGCTTCTTTGGTCCGTGAATCACAAAATCAGCAACTGGTTCTGCCTTTGATTCGGGAATTGCTGCCCTGATGCCGTGTTTTTGGGTACTCTTGAACTTATGCTCTTCCTTTGTATTAACAATCACATCTCCACTTGCCCCCGTGTAGTGCCGGATGAAAGATCTCACCTCCTCTACGTCCTTGAAGATTTCTGTGTAGTCCTGATAGATCAATCGAGCCAGCCCCAATTTGGACATAGTACCCTCTTTAATCCTGTCAATGTATTCGTCCAAGTATTCCTGAACGATTACTGATTTTTCTGATTTTGCAGCCATGCCCCGAAATTTACGGCTATTTTCCGAAATTCCTACGGTTTAACAGTTCCTTAACGTAGTCCCACACATTCTTGCCAATTATCGACCCCACGTTTTCAAGGATACTCTTAAACTCAATTAACGCAATTACCCCCGTAGAAATGTCGGTGAAAGGAATCCAGCTAACGCCCATGTGGTTTTGAACGGTGAACCCGGTAATGATTAACAGATTGTAGCTTAGCAGCTTCGGGGCTATCCGGTAGAGGGCTTTAGATTGTATTTTCTCCCCCCTCTTACGGGCTGCGATTATTCCGGTGATAGTATCAACCGCTACCAATAACCCGCAGGTCGCAAGCGCGGGAACGATCGGGGAAAAGTAGGCTAAAAGGAAAGCCGCAATTCCGGCAATGTTGTCTTTCATAAGTTAGTAAAATAGGTGGTTATTGCATTATTCACGTCGTCATCTTCCCACGTTCCGTTGACATACGGCTGAGGTGGCAGCACGTGGTAAATCTTTATGTTCTCCGCGTGGATAATTACGGTCGGCTGGAAGGTTTCCCAGCGCGACACGTCAACGGTCGTCACCAATTCAATGTCGGGGTTTACTATCGTAACCCCCGGATGGGTTTCGACTTCAAATGTGTTTTTAATTGGTATCATGTTTTTTATGATAGTGTTGTTCCTGTTACTGTAAAAATTCGGCAGGGCATATAAAAATGTTGTGATGAATTGGTCTTTGACGACCTATCCAATTCTCCCGTTGCAGTATTCAAACGTAACGCTGTGGCCGTGCTGCTATAAGAGGTGGTGGATGTCCATAAGCTACCGCTTGAAATTACGCTTGTCCACGGGGACGGGCCAGTACTGCCAAACATATTTTTTGAAGCATTGAACAAACTTGCCATTTCATTAAAATTTGGCAATTTCCACCCACTTGTAAATGTGCCTATGCTAACTAATAAAGCTCCATCAATCGCATTGTTCCAGCTTATACCAGTTCCATTAGTAGTTCTTCGCCAGCCCAATACCGTACTACCATCATAGGTACTCCAATCAATTACTATATCATTCGTATAAGCCGTACCCCCTAATTCATCGGTAAATCTATCTGTATTACCAAAGGGGTTATTACTTGCCAGCGTGGTGATGTCTGTTGCTCTGCCATCTTCCAAATCCCCATCATCGCCAGTACGATACGAAGTTGTTTGCCCCGTTTTCATAAGCGTAGCACCAACTGGCGCAGCAGCCCCGCTAACTGTAATGTCTATCGTGTTACCAGTTACAGATACAGCAATAGGTGTTACCGCACTTACCCCATCCGTTAAATTGATGTCAATGGTTTTTATACTTACCACCGTACCCTCTAAATTGCTGTTGACGTTGACATCGCTATCCGGCACAACCAACGTCCCGCCGCTTTCAATCGTGGCCGTGTAACTCGCATCGCTGTTTTCCACATCAGCATCAGGGGCAGTAATATCTTCGCTCTCCGTTGCTTTTATTGATGTCGTGCTTAGTGTTACCCCTGCCGTATCTTTTAATACCGCCGTGCTATCAGCCACGTTGTAATTGGTAGTGCCATTTGATAATACGGTTTGTGCGCTAATTAAAGTGCTGTCAGACTTGTTCACATTAACTGTTCCGTCTGGCGCAGTTATGTCTTGGCTTTCAGTCGCTTTAATTGAAGTCGTGCTGATTATTGTTCCGGCAGTATCTTTCAATACGCCTGTGCTGTCGGCTACGTTGTAAGCATTTGTTCCGCCACTTAAAACAGTAACAGATGAAATAAGTGTAGTATCTGATTTGTTCACGTTCACCGTGCCATCAGGGGCAGTAATAGTCGCTGTTTCTGTTGCCGGAACATTCGTAGTGCTTAACGTGTTACTCGCTGTATCTTCCAACGTAATTACACTATCACTAATCCTCCAATACTGCCCTTGCAAGCTGCCTATTTGGTCGCTGCCCGTTTCTTTTCTAACCTCAATAGAATCGCTGTCACCGCTGGGTATCGTAGCGACCTGTGTGCCGTTGATGCTGAATGTCGAATCAGGCGCAACAATAGTAGTGGCTGTCTCCGGCTCAACCGACGTAACGCTTAACTGTGTGCCTTGCGTATTTTCCAAAGTTACCGCAGCAGTATCAATCACCCAATTACTGCCTTGAATACTGCCAACCGGAGTAACCTCATCGGATAGCCGAACTACCGGGACGTCTATCGTCCCTTCCGCTACCACCGTGTCGAAAGCAACGCTGTTCACCGTTACCGTTGCGTCGGCTACTTCAATGGTGTTCGGGTCAGTAATCGTTCCAACGTCTGCGCCTGCGCTGTCGTGGATGTTTAACGCATAAGGCGTACTACTTCCCGCAATGATGGAATTAACCAATGAACCGTTAGCGTTAAGCTGTGTGTTGCCTACATATATCTGCGGCGTACCGGGCAGCGTCCCACCTACTCCCCAGATTTCAATACTTCCATCATTCTCATCGGTCAGCCAAATCTCCGTAGTAACACCAGCAGGGAATGAATCGAAAGCCGTTGAGTTCACCGTTATTGTTGCATCCGGCGCAACAATGGTCGCACTATCCCCGCTTCCAATAATGCCCGAATCTAACTCCGTGCCGTCCGTATTTTCTAACGTCCACGTCGCGTCATTGCAGCTCCCGCCCGTACTTGGCACGTCAACAGTTCCGCCGCTCGCTACGGTGGCGTAGAATACCCCGTCGCGTAATACCAACGCGGGGGCGCATGATGGCGCAGACCCACCCGACGACGTACCAGCACAGTTGCAGAACCGTTTGTTCAAAGGAATATCACACTCAAGCATTATTCCGTTGACATCCTGCGCGATAATCAGCGATGTGTTGCCGCGATCGGTGATAACAACGCCAAAGTTTATGTGTTCTTCGATTCGGTACTCCGTAAACATTTCCCGCACCACACGCGAATCTTGCCGCACCAACCTGATGAAGTCCTGCACGTAGGTTCGCATGGATGCCAGCGAATCGTGGTGTTGATCTTCCGTCCAATCGGTCGGATTACCTTCACGCACGAACAGCATCTTAACCTTAAACGTCGTGCCGACCTGCTGCGTCCGGTCGATGTTGTTGGTTTCTTCAAATGGTTCAAATGCCCAAATGGCCGGGTACTTGTGGTTTATATCCGACCTCGCACCCACCTGCTGCTGAATACGAATAGGGCTGCCGTGGAAAAAGAACGGTTCAGGGCGGGTAAATGTTCCCGTCGGTGCGCTGCCGATTTCGATGGTAAACGACGGCACTCCGCTGTCGATGGCCTGCACACGGTAGTCAGTTCCTGCGATGGTAACGTAGTTCCCGACCGCCAACCCCAACAATCCCGAAACCTCTACCTCATACGTTCCGTCGCTGTTATCCGTGGCGGCGATTATCGTTCCCGCCGAACGTAGCTGTGCGATAATTGATTCGATGAAATCAATCGCAACGCTGGAGTAGTTATAGTCGCCGCAAGCCATTACACTACATTTTTAAGGTACATCGGAACGGTAACAACATCCCCGAAAGGATACCAAGTAAATGTCGTATCGTCCTGTCCGGCGGTAGCCGTAGCCGTTACCACCGCGCCGGCGATCACGGTAACGGTAAACTGACCGCCGTAGTTCCCTGTCATTACGTCGCCAACATACAAGAATGTTGGCGCAACGGCGAATGTGATGGTGTACGTGCCAGCCACATTGATAACACTCACCGCATCATCGTACTGCCCGTAATTGGTTTGCAGGAACTTCACGACCTCATCCCGCAGCGCGATAGCCGTGTTGTAGGCTATCCGTGCCGATACGTTGCGTTGTTGGCGCGTCAGCGTCGAGCTGTTTTCGCCCGAAGGCTCATAGCTGCCTGAAGATTGGTGATTGTCGGTAAGCCCCGCGACAATACGCGCAAATGTGAACAGGCGCAGCATACGTTTTACACCCGGACAATATGCCTGCACCAAATTACCTGTGTCGGCGTTTTCTTCGTCGGTGTCGTAAGCCCCGCCGTTCAATAATACCAAGTGCTTGCTTTTGGTTGGCGTTCCAAGCCCCGCATCAACGTCGGCCATGAACGACGTGTACACACGCTGCCCCAGCAGGTCGCGTAAAACTTCGTCCTGTACGGTGTCGATAATCGCGTTGAAGTCCGCGTTCTTATACCCGTTTTTTGGTAAATCGCACTCGCCAGTGAAGGCTGTTATTTCGTTCAACCTCATAACGCGGCTATCTTGTAAGTGATGTAGAATATCAAATCGCTATCCCCTGCGGTAGGGTCGCCCGTCTGCGTTTGGAACATAAACGCGGCGTTGTTCGCGTAGGTGATGCCGCTGGTTGCCGTCCTTTTATTGATCGATATGGTGATAGCTGCCGAGAATCCCAACACGTTAGACTGCGCCCATGTGTTCGATACCCCGTCCATCGTCAGCTCCAAAATGGTATTCGTAGCATATGTCGCGCTGTTGTAGCTTGCGGCAAGGATAACCTCTACCGGGATAATAAATAGCCCCGCCCCCGGAGCGGCAATAAGTTCGACGGGAGTGCTGTTTGATGTCAGCACGTCGGCACTCGCTACCGTTACCTTCTTCGTGTAAAGTATTCCGGGCGCGAAGTCCGAATAAGCGATGCTTTTGGAATCATAACCACCACTGCCGTCATCCTGCGAAAGGTACAACAAATCCCCATCCTGCATGGCGGTAACCGCCGTCAATAAACTAACCTTGCTCATCTGAAATTTCTTTTAATTCGATTTTGAGTTCTTTCTGCAAATAACAATGAAAGCATCCTGTTTGGTCGCTTCTGAAGGTCTTTCGATTCTTGGAATGAATCCAATACTACCTGACGGAAAGCGCGTAACCCGCCCAACTGCTGATAGCTGTCAGGGTTACAGGTGTTGTAGTCCACCACGGTAATCGTGTTGCACAACAAAAACACGTCGATCAAAAACCACCATGTTTCGCGCGTCAGGAACTCGCTTTCAAAAGTCCACTTCACCGCTATCTGATCTTGTACCTGCTTAATAGTCCGGTCGCTGTCAAGGTAATTATCGGTGATAAACTCCGGCTGTGGCTGCCAAAAGATCCCCGGCAACCGTAGCTGAAATTCCAAATCCATGCCCGTAAAATCCCAATTATTCCGCTCGATATACCCTGACTGCACCCCGGTAAACCGCGTAGTGCCGTCGGCGCGCTGGCGGGAATATGGCATAAGGCGGTAGGTATCCGAACGCTTGTCGGCATCCTGACCTAAAAACGTCTGGTTGGCAATAACATGGTAATCCCCATAACCGAACGTGGCGGCTACCGTGTCCCAGTCCAAACGATACCCGTAGTAGTTCGTCTGAGGCGACCATGTTCCAAGCGGGTAGTACGTTCCAAGCCCTGCCGTACCGTCGAGAATATCCACCTGCTCGCCGTCCTTATACAACACCATGTTACCTACCGCCGCCGGCCCACTCTTGCGGAACAGAAGCATCGTTTCGTCGTTCTCGAAATCGTTAGACCCACCACCGAACACAGGCAGCACGGTAACACAATCCGAACACAGGCATAGGCACGAACCGGATTCGTTGGCGCGTTCCGATACCGAAGCGTCCAGCTTTATCAGCATAGCCTTTTGAGGCTCTACCCACGATGTCGCTATCATCTGCTCGGTTATCATTCTTCGCGTAGTATGTTGTTACGTTCGTCGCGCCAATAGTCGCCATCTTCCAGTGATATTTCGTTGCCCGCTTCCCGCTCATCCCAAATACGGGCGGAGATACGGTATGTTGCGCCGGTGGTTATTTTTGTATGGTCAATCAGGCACTCTAATTTAACCTGTGTTGATGTTACCGTAACCTTGCAAAGCGTTTCACCGGATACGGGTTTAAGGGGCGCATTCGCCGCCCTGTCCCAAATCGACGAACATTCGGCAATGGTAAACTCGCCGCCGTTTTCAATATCCAAACGTATAACGCCCTCCGCGTCTATCAGCGTGAACGTGCTGGCTTTCGTGAATGTCGCCACGATTCGCGTATCTTCACCCGAAAGTATATCACCGTTAGTTGTTACCGCGCCCGTGGCATCGAATAGGGCAATAGAGCCGTAGTATTTAGGCACGACATTACCGTCGCGGTCGTATGTGGCAACAGCACCATCGGGCGAAATAAATCGGTACACGGTATCCGTGCCTTGGCCGTCGTCAACGGTAACATCCAACACGCCGACGATTGAATACCCGTTGGTTTGCTTCGTGTATGAATTGTTATTTAACCCATTATTCGCCTGATTTGGGTTGTAAAACACCGCCGCCACGGCAGGGTTGGCAACCCAATCTTCCCACGGAATTTTGAACCCTACCTTTAGCTCATAGGTTTCCGTTACCAACGAGCCGGAGTAGTTTTTCAGGTACACCTGATTAAACTGGTCGCCGGACTTCAGGGCGTACCCGCGCGAACCGTTGATATTGAATTGTGGCACAGTAGCCCCCGCGCTATTTGGCGCAAGTACCGCGCCCTGAACCGGAATAGAATACGAAGTAAGCGGGAAAAAGTCACTGCCGTCGTAAGCCCCCACCCGCCAAATCATTTCCTTAATCTGCCGTTGGTAGGTGGAATTAAGGAAAAGGTTTAGAAAGCACTTCATCAGATAGCCGTCCTCAATCCACCCCTTGAAATCGCTGTATCCGGTATTTGACCCGTCCACGAAGTAATGAGGCAGGAACTCGAATTGGTCTTTGTTCAACTCGATCAACCCCGAAACGTCGCCTGATTTTTCGTAGGTGTCCACATCCACGATGGATGCCATCTTACTACCCGCGCTGTTGACGGTCGATGTGCCGTCGTTTACTATCCAAATTAGGAACGAATCCGACGAAGATAACGCCGCGCGTTGGGCGGTGGAATAGTCCACATCGAAATCCACCGTAAGCACCTGCCCCGAGAGTGTTCCCGTAAGCCCAGTAATTATCGTACCGTTTGCCGCCGCCGCGCCCGCTGTGGTGCGCAGCGTTTCAAACATAAAATTCTCGGTGAACGTAGTGGTGGTGTTGATGTAGTCCGATGTGTCGCGTAGGGCTGCAATGCCGACGGTAAAAGGTACTCCCGCGCTGAAAACGCTGCCGTTGGATGTTACCGTAAAAGATACATTCACCGCACCATTTGCGGATATTTTCGCCGCACCCGTATAGGTCGGGGCGGATACGGTAAATGTTCCTGTCGCCCCGTTCGGTGTAATCCCAAACCATGACGACGAACCGTTAAGCGTGTCCACCTGAACGGTCTTGTTATCCGAAGCGTTTGATAGCACACCCCGGAATGTCGCCCGAAATACGTGCTTTACCGGCCATACGGCGGGGGCTATCCCCGTAGAAAGGTTTATCAATTCGCCATCGACGTACAGCGGTTGCAACACGAAATCGTGCGTGATTACAATGGTCTGTATGGTGTTTGAATCTGCAAGAGATGAGTGAAGCACCTTAACCGAACCATCCACCCATGAATTAACAGAACCGAATGCCGTAGCCGTTACCTGCGAAGGCGCGGCTGTGTACACGCCCGATGCCGTCCATTTTTGACTGTTGCCGTCAATCTTGCTCAGGAAGTTTGTCGTTTCGGTATTGCCCACCAAACCAGATTCATAAACGCAGCCTTCAAGCGCGTTAGTGCCGTAGATGTACATTGTGGTGTATGCCCCCGCAGATGGAGTTACCCCGCTTATCGTCATCGTCGTGGCATCCACGTATGTAATTGTGGCCGCGGCGAATACGTCGGGGCTTGCCTTGCTGCCGCCGCCCGTGGTGTAGCCGATAACGGTATCGCCTACGGCGAAGCCGTCCAAAAGAAAGTTACCTGTAACTCGGGTGATGTCCTGACCCGATACCGTGAATGTGTCCGTGCTGCTGCTTTGTGCAAACCAACGGACAACAAACGTCAGTTCTGCCCGCATTTTTTCACCTACCGTACCGGTGAGGTACGTCGTGAAGTCCGCGGTGTTTGAGCCGAAATTGCTGCCGTTACGCAGTTCGCTGAAATACTTACGCGACAGATTGATTACTTGAAGCCCCACGTTGCAAATTTAACAATTCGTCGCGTATTTGTGCAATTTCCGACAAACTATTCGTAGCAACTGCCGCTTTTATCCGCGCGATCATAGGCGCGTACTGCTGCCGCACGTCGTCGGGCAACATCATCATTTGCGCTTCAAACGCCACCCGTGCCTCTTGCAAGGCAACCTCTATCTTACTGATTGTTTCCTTGTTCATAGAAAATTTCTTTCAGGTTCGTGGTGTATGGCTTTCGCACCCATCCGGATATCAACGCCTTGTCGCGACCCATGACCCACTTCAACTCGGATATTTTGGCATTTTCACCGGCGGCGGTGGTGCAGTAGCTTGATGATAATAGCTGGTTGAAATTCGCCAACCCGAACGGAATCTCAACGCCCTCAAATAACCACTTCTGACCGCGCCAGTTATTGCGAACAAAGCTATCGTCCACGTGGTAATTATTCTCCAACGCCTTTGCACCCAACGCCGACCGATGGTTGCTCGGTATGCGCAGCGGAGTACCTGTCATGTACAATAGTTTCGGGACGTTAATTTGATTACTGCTGATCTGAAGTAGGCCGATACGTTGGGTTATCGAACCGGCCAAATTGCTGTTACCGCCGAAGGCATTAACCACGCTGTCGATAGTTCCGGCCAACCCTATCAACACCAGTTCCAAATCTGAATAACCTGATTTCCGGCTACCTAAACTCACCGGCAAAGCCACCTCCGACAGCCCCCGCATCGTTACCCTGCGTTGGTTGCCGACGACAATAGGCTGGGTGATGCGCTCAAAATAGAACCCCGTCACCTCATCCAACGTCCATTGGTCGTTAATATCCTGTTCAAACCGTACCAACTTGCGCGCCTTCAAGTCCTGCGTGTTGTATATCTTGACCTCATTTAACACGTCAGGTATAACAAACGATGCCGTCTGTTGCCAATACGCGTCGTTAATTAACGGCTCAAACCTCAGCACGTTACCCTGAATAACAAACTTGCCCGCCCATGTGTCGCGAATAAGCTGCATCAGTTCGTTGACGGTGTAGCCGTAATCACTTGACCGTGGTATTCCGGTATCGGTCGTCGGTGCGCCGACAAGTTGGCCGGGCAAATCCTTCGATGGGCAGTAGTAGATATTTGTAAACTCAGGCACACCAGCAGGTGATGTCCACGAATAGCCGATTTTTTGGCAAAAACGCTGCATCATGCGATCGATCTTGATGCCCTTATGCTTGCGCTTCGGTGGGTATATGTAGCTGATTATCTCATTACCCAAATTCACCAAGTAGATAATTATTACCGCAGCATAAACCGCGTCGGCAATAATCAGCAGCGCGGCACTCGCGGCAGCACCGGCCGGGTTCGGTGGCACGTCGGTAGCGTCGCCGGAAATTATTGCTGCGTTCTTGCCTATGTCCTTCGTCAATGCTATCAACTGCTGAAGCATCAGGAACGTGGTAAGCGATAGCAGAGCGAACTCCACGAAATTGAACTTTTTTGCAACGATATATTCGATGTCAACATAGTCGGCAGACGTGATAAACCCATCATTCACCAACAGACGCATGGTAATACCCTCTGCCCGGTCACTTAATGATACCAATCCATCGTCCTGCTTCACAGTACATTGCACGTGAACAGGGTCGATTTCGCGGAAGTTTTCGTACAAGTCCAAAAAACCGAGAAACACACCCTGCCCCTGTTCGGTGATCTCGAATGGTATGCCTTCAAAAATACCGTATGCGCCGGTTGAAATCCAATCGCGGATGTATTTCGCCGCTTCGTTTACAAACGTCAGTTCGGACGTTGAAATGTTAGCCTGCACGCTATCATTATCGAACGTCGCCAGTATTTCCAAATCACCCCAATCGGTAGGCGCGGGTAACGCCTGCCCGGAAATCTTGAACTGCATCATAGAATGGAATTATTACGGCGGTGGTTATTGATGCGCCGCCCCTTGTACTCGATGCGGTCAATGATAGCCCCGGATAGTTTGTCGTAATCCAACGAATGCACAGGCTTCATCTCAATCGCTTGCTTCAGTTCGTCGAACTTACGCAGCACACCCGCCGAATCCGTCCATTGCGACCGTATCAGCGTCGCCGCCACCGCCCCGCGCTGCACAGACCGCGCCGCACGGGCTGATTCTGCGATCTGCACCAGTTCTTCGTTGGATAAGTTACCCAACCGTGCGTTTTCTTCCGGCGACAACACCCGCTCGCGCCCGTCCACGCGCACGATAAAATCGTCAACCCCGGTATTGAGCGAACGCGGCAGGTCGTCTGCCACGCGCTCCGTACCTTCAATAAAGGTAGGCAGGTTACGAACAAAGGCCGACAGCAGCGTAATGTCGCGAATGGTGTTCAATAGCGGCCTGTCATCACCTGCCTGTATCTTTGCGTTGTATGTCTTGAACGCTGTTAATCCTATCTCTGCCAACTGCTGCCGCCGTTGGATGGCCTTCTTCTGCGCCTCCAATTCCTTTTCACGGGCGATTTCGGCGGATAACGAACGCTGCGCGTCAACATTACCCTGATCGGCAATAGCGCGCAACGAATCGGCACGTTCACGGGCGGCCTGAATCTCACGGTCAATGTCCGCGATGCGTTCCTCTGCACGTCGGCGTTCACGTTCGGCGAAGGCTTCTGCCAATTCCTCCAAGTCGTTGTACATCTTACGGCGGGCATCGACGTAATGCGTCAATTCCGGAAACTCGCCATTGTCCGACGCTGCAATATCGTTCAGCACATCACCGGAAACGCCGCCCGGTGTTTGGCGTTGACGCTGAAGACGGGCAATCTCCGCCTGAAGGTCTGCCTGTTCTTTTATGTACTTGTCGCCGAACTCCATGTACACGTCAAGCTGCCGCTGCAAATACTGGATTTCCAACGCTAACAACCGCTGCTGATGTTCCTCTTCGTTGGTAAACGACTGCTCGGCATTACGCACCTGTATAGCGTATTGCTTTTCCAACGCCGCCATTTTGCGCTCGATGGCAGAATCCCGTCCTTCGGAAATGATTTCGTCAACCGATTTCAGTTTTTCGGCCAAATCCCCCGCGTGTTCGGCGGCCTTCTTCGTGTGGCGTTCAACCTTCGATGTAGCTTCGCCCGTATTCGCCGCCGCCGTTGCCGTTTCGTTTGTCAGCAACATTATCTGATGCTGCCTGTCGGCAATCTTCTCTTTGAAGTTCAATTCTGTTTCAATCGACGTGTTTAGGTAGGCTTGTGCGGCAGCTATTTTTTTTATATTTTCCTTTATCTCTTCTCCAGCAAAAAATACTTCATCTAAAATCGGACCCGTAACTCCTCTCCCAAACCCTTGACCTGTTAACCTTTCAGCCTCTTTTTGAAGCCTTGCTTGTTTCTTTTCCAACTCCAAATTAGCTGCCTGCAAATTCTTTATATCACGCTCCGCACGCAAACGGCTGTCCGTTATCTTCTGCCGCTGCTTTTGTTGAACGTATAAAGCCTTGTTCTGCAACTCCAATTCCTTCGTGCGTAGTTCTTCATCCGTTGCACCTTTCGACCTTGCAATCGCAAGTTCCTGCTGAATCTGCTTATCCAAAGAATCAACCAACTTGTCGTTAGTCGCCTGCGCCTTTGCCGCTATCTTCTGACCCTCCGATAATGCGTCGTTAAACTGCTTTTGTAGCTGGATACCGATGCTCGTTTCATCGTTGAACAATACGAAGGCTTCTACCAACGTAAACACGGCAGTAGCTATCCCTGCAAATGGGATGCTTTTTAATGCCGTTCCAAGCGATTTTACGCCAACCGTACCAGCCTTTGCTGCTGTGCCGATGCCTACTACCGCCGCCCGCATGCCATTGAGGCCGGTAACTATGGAAGTAATAAGCCCCTGAATCTTCAACGCGGCCTTAAATGCAAGCCATGACGTGGTGGCCAATACCACTACCTTAATGATAGTTTTCAGATTATCGGCGACAAACAATATCAAATCCTTCAGGCTAAAGAACGAGCTGCCCGCGTCGTTAAGCTCCAAAATAAAGCCCTCCCACGCGCTGCGAAGAATATCCAAAGCACCGGAAAGCGAATCAAGCTGTTCGTTAGCCATCCGTTCCGCAGCACCTCCGGCGTTCTTAAACCTCTCGGTTAACTGGCCAGTCTGCTTGGTTTGGTCGGTCAATATCAAAAGAGCCGTTTTAGCGTTCTTTCCTACCTCATCCTCCGCGTCTGCAAGGCTTAACCCTTTCTTTGATAAATCTTCCAACGCGGCTGCCGTAGATTTACCAGTTTTGTCCATTTCGGACAAAACTTGTCGCAATGATGTACCGGCCTGCGACCCCTTTACGCCCGCGTTCGCCAACGCGCCGAGCATGGCGGTGGTTTCTTCTACGCTCACACCCGCCGCTGCCGCGATAGGCGCAACATACTTCATGGCCTCCGCGAAACTTTCAGCGTCCAACGCGGTGGCGTTAAACGAATCGGCCATTACGTCAACTACTCGCTGTGTTTCCGAAGCGTCAAGCCCAAAACCACGAACGGTAGCCCCGGCAACCTCCGCAGCACGTCCAAGTTCCATATTGGTAGCCGCCGCCAATGACAAAGTGGCTTCGGTAGCCGCCAAAATTTCAGGCGTTGTAAAGCCGAGTTTTGCGTATTCCGTCTGCAATTCGGCCACCTCCGACGCGGTAAACTTCGTCGTCGAACCCAACCGCTTTGCGTCTGCCTCTAATTTGGCGAACTCATCACCCGTCGCGCCTGTAATGGCGCGCAGGTTAGCCATCGCCTGATCGAAGTCCTTGATGATGTTAAAAGCATCACGGGCAATAAATCCAGCCCCGATACCTACACCGAACGTGCCAGCAAGCGAACGCAACTGCCCGAACGCGCTACGGTAATTGCCGACGTTGCGCTGATACTGCCCAACGCTCGCGTCGATCTTCTTCAATTCCTTGTCCAACGCGATAACCTCACGTCGCATCTCGCGCGTAGCCTTTGAGTTTGCGCCGGTGGCAACTACATAATGCTTGTACTGCCGACGAAGTTCATTCAGTCGCTTGCTCTTTTTTTCGTAGGCCGTCAGCAACCCTGCCTCTTCCTTCGCGTAATCGCGCACGGCCTTTTTCGTAGCGTTAAGCGTCTGCCGTTCCTTTTCCACGGCCTGCGCCTGTGCCGTCGTTGCCGCCGTGATCTGTGCCTTTAGCTTTGCCTCTTCCTTTTCCAACTTCACGAACTCGGAATAGGCGGCGGTGGCCTTTTCATACGCTTCCGCCTGCTTCCTTACCGATGCCCCGTCGTTGCCGCCCGTCATGGCCTCTTTACTCGCCCGCGCAATATCGAGTAACGAATCTTTTAAGTCCTTAACGACGCGCAGAGTGCTTTCCGCGCTCTCCCGTTGCATCTTAAATACGTCGCCTTCAAATAAGTCTTGTTGCCTGATCTTAGCCATTGTTCTGCAAAGTTACCTTATTTTCGCGCTTAATCATGTCAATGTAGGTGTAAAACCTGCGAACAGATACCCGCCGCGTATCGATTACGCTACCAAGCCATTTCTCCACCCCCGCCACCGACGATTCAAAACTACCTTTTGCATCGTCACGTCGTTGGATGCGCTCCAACTTGCGCTCGTGGCTTTTAATGATGGCCGACAATGAACGCTGCCCCTCCATATACATAATCATATACAACGCAAGGGCTTTTTTAGTTTCGTGTATCGCGCTGAACTCTTCGGAAAACCCTACCTCATCCATGAAGCTGTCGTTAATCTTCGTGAACGCCGCCGCCAGTTCGGACAGGTCGTCAATGGGCGGCAGCTCGTCGTAATCATCAAGCCGCAGCAAGTACCGCAAGTCCATCGTTTCGTGTATCCGGTGGAAGTTCCACACAGGCAGAGTGTCTATGTCTTTGTAGTGTTTCATCAATTCAGCTCAAATCTAACCATAGGTTCAGGCGGTTCTTCAAACGCTAAATCAAAAGCCGCCAACAGGTAAAACTCATGCCGGACGGTTACGCGGTCGAACAACCACTCGACCGCACCACGAATGTCCAAGTCATGATCCATCTGAACGTCAATAATCTCATCGCGCGCGTCTTGGAAAAAATCGTAAAATCTTTCTTCTCCATACACCACCTTCAAAGCCAACGTTACCCGCGTGGCGCGTTCGTTGAACCATTTCGGGCATAGTATATGTTGCTTATACTCCAAGTTCACTACGAATGATTTTTTCTACACCCCGCAAAATACGCTGGCGCAGCCGTTCGGTATTGCCCGGAGTTAATCCCGTGATTGTGTCGCCGTATTTGGCCTCCAATGCGTCAATCTTGCTATCGGTAGCGTCAATGTCAATATCCCCTGATGGTAGCAATATGGCACGGAACGACGCATAAAAACGCCCTGTATCCTTCAATGTTACCCTATCCACCGGCTGCCCGCGTTTCAGCTTTCGAGTAACCGTCCGTCGTGTGTAGGCCGGTTCGATGGCCGTTTCGTCGGCGCGAATACCAAACCACAACTGTCCTTCGGTGTTCATATCCGATATAACCGCGTCAAGGTTTTCATTGACAAATACCTGCCGCATAATCCGTTCCAATCGCATTATTTCCGTAGCTTTTTGAAGGCGGTCGATTAGGATGTCCATAGGGTAAAGATAAAAAAACAAAACTACAGTTCAACGCGGCAGACGCATAACAAAAAACCCCGGCGACTAACCGGGGTTTCTTTGTTCTAATCATCGCCGAACCCGACAACAGGCTTCGGCTTCTTGCCCTTCTTCGGCTCAGACCGCCCGCCGCATAACCGCCATGCCTCCTCCGCATAGTCGCCCAATACCGCGCCCATATTCTCGCGGAACTCTTCGAGCGTCATAGCGGCGACGGCTTCGGCGTTTAGCCTGCACCTGAACCCCGCCCCAGAAGGGGCAAAAACGACTTCCCTCATGGTTACGGGATAGTGATATCCAACGTGCCGTCGCTGATGGCCGTGAAGTCGTAGCGGTCTTTGCTGATAGTCAGACGCAACTCATCAGCCGATGTCTGCGCCGACGTAAACACAACCGCGTACTGTCCCGCAACCGTGCTGCTCTCCGTTACCGATGTCAGCGCAACAGCTCCGGGCGTTGGAGTGATCTCGGCACAGCTAAAGTCTGCCAGCAAAAGGTTTTCAACCGGGTCGCCGTAAGCGGTAGCCAAGTCGATGGTGAACCCTGCGGTGGTGATGCTGCTCAGAGTACCGTCCACGTCGAGCAGGCCGTAGATGTCAGTAATAGACAGGCCGGTATCTTCCTGCGAAACCAAACGAAGGTCTGAATCCTTCATGTTGTCGCGGAACTGGAAGCTAATCATGATCTTCGGCACTTCGCTGTCAGTACCCTTCACCATCTGAACGTCGAAGGTGTCCTGATCGATCAGGATAGGATACGCATACGTCGGCGCGCCGTCGTTTTTGCGATAAACCACGCTAAAGTTCTTGTCAATCACATAAGCCCCGAAACGGGTGCAGCCAAAAGACTGAAGTTTCTCCAACAACACGGGGTCGGCATCAAGGATGAAACCAGTGAAGGTACGGAATCCCTTACGCACCTGCGCGCGCTTACCGGAGTTCATCTCTTCATAAACGGTTTCGCCGCGAACGTCCTCAACATTTTCGATGTTCAGGATAGGATAAAACCTGTCCTTGCGATCTGAAGCGTCGAGCTTCGGGGTAAGGTTGGCCGGGGTAAAACCGTTGGCGGCCAGTACGCGGTTCTCTGTGCCGTTAGCGGCCAGTTCCGGTACAAGGATAAGGTGGCGCGCAATCTCGATTACGTTGGGGCAATCGGGCGTACCGGTATTTTGGAGCGTCGCTCCGCAAACACAATCACTCATTTTTCAATTTGTTTTTAATAGGTTGAGGGAACAATTCATAAGGATCACCAACAGGCGCATCTGCCACGGTATCGGTACGCTTCCAATGCTCGGTCACGCCGTAAAGGTCGCGGCGGCCATGTGAAATAGTATTGTAACCGTCGGTATGCACCCCTAATGGTATCTCTTTTATGGCTAACGTCGTAATGTTCCCGGCAAGCGAACGCAGCCATGTGTCAACGCCTTTTTTGGGGTATGGTTCGTGGGCCTTTACGCGAATCCGGTCAAATGCCCGGCGCGAGTACGCCATGAATAACCCTACCGGAGTGTTGGGCCGGTCGTAAATACAATGCTCACCGTTAAGCAGGTTCAGGAAGTAACCGCGCTTCCAGTACACGAAATCGTTTCCGGCTTCGATAGCGTCAGCCGTTTCACGCAAGCGCGTAGGATGGCTGTAATTATCCGAAGCACAAAGCACGAATCCCTTACTTTCCGGCGCGATATGGTCATAAATAACCATCCATTTACGTCCCAAAGGTATCCAAGCACCCAAACGCAGGAACTTAACACCGACGCATCCGGCGGCTGTTAGCCGTTCCCGGAAGGCGGCAAGCCCCTCACGCCCGAAATAATTATCCGATGGCTCTTCCGCAACAATTAACTCCCATTCGGGCGCGTTCACCTGAGCGCATAGGCTCTCGATCTGCAACCAAATGATGTCGGCGTTGTTATATGTCGGAAGTGCTACGGTGATCATTTTTTCCGGGTGCGCTTTGGTTTTTCGGCGGCGGCAGGAATAACCTCAACCGCTACTTCGACGGGAGAATCAGGCTCTACCGCAAGCGATTCGCCTTCACATACATACCCGTAGCGTAGCAGTTCATAGTAGTTAGTGGATTTTAGTACAACCTCATCCCCTACCGCGTGGCCGTTGAACGCCTTTTTAACCTTTGTCCGATACTTCATACCCTGCTTTTTTGGTGAAAGCCCCCGCCCCGAAGGGCAGGGGTATCACAATTTGTGATGGGTTTAGGTAGTTTCAAGTTCAGCCTTCGCGGTAGCAAACACACCCTTAACGAACGCTGTGCGGTCGTTGTGCTTCACCACCAACGCACCACGCCACTCGGCACGGATTGTCTTGAAGTTCTTGCTGAAATCATCGCTGTCGTACCCAATCTCGATGGTCATCGGTGACTTAGTGTACAGCGTGGCCTTACTGAAATCACCTACAACGAACTGCCCTGCGGTTACAACGGTGCTTTCGATAATCGGAACGCCGTCCATAACAAGGGTAGTACCGATGGTCAACAGACGCTCAACGTAACGCTTATCGGTGCTTGACTGCTTAGTGCTGCGGAAATTGTAAACGTCGCGAGGGTTCATCAGGATGGCCGTTGGCATAGTCTGATTCGCCTCTTTAATCTGAACGATGGCAGCACCCAACACGTCAATTTCGTTGGCGTTGTCGATCAGGCCAGCAGAACCACCAGCAGAGAATGTAGTAGCTACGGTGTAGATACCATTCAAAGCAGGGGCAGAACCGTTGCCGCTGTACGCGCTGTTTTCCACAGCTACAAGCAGCAGATCGCGAAGTTCATTGTTGATGGCTGTTTCCATCCATTCAACATCTTCCAACATTTCATCTGTGGCCTTGATAAGCGCGGTCTGCTTAACAACGCTCTGTGATGCAACAACCAAATCAAAGTCGATTTGATTTTTGGCATCACCTTCACGAGTACCACCAGCAGCACCATCGCGGTTAGCCTGATAAACCCATTCAATTACGTTACGGCTTGTCGAACCCTGTGCAAACAGGTCAAGCAGCATCGGCATACGGGTAGCGATGCCGTTCAGTCCGGCGATACGCTCAGGCTGTGGTACAGTTCCACCGCTTACGTTACCGGCAAGGGTCATGTTTGCAGATGCCTTTTGATTGATCTCGAAACGAACGAAATCACGTGTTTCGCCTTTAGCAAACGCTTTAATGGCGGCAGCGTTGGCGTTGATAGCCTTACGAGCAGAGGTAAATACACCGTTTGGCACTTCTTCACCGGCCTTCAGTTTCTTAATCTCCATGCCCTGAGCCTCAAGCGCAACATTGATAGCCTTCATTTGTGCAAGCAGCGTTTCGGCCATGCCTTCGTTGTATTTGGCTTTCAGCGAATCCAACTCTGTCTTGTCACTCTTTCCAGCCAAATCGCTTTCAAGTTTTGCTAACTTAAACGCGTTTAAGGCATTGAAATACCCGGCCAAATCTTCGCCGCTCATAGCCTTCAGCTCATCAACTGATTTTTCCTGAAATTCGTTGTTCTTTACGAAAGGAACGGCAATAGCCGGAATGGTAAAAGCAACAGCATACCCCGCTCCGGGGTCGATAACAAACGCGCAAACAAGCGCAATTAGGGCCAATGCCCCGAAAATTACTTTTTTCATTTGGTTAATAGTTTGATAAATAAATCCTTCTTTCTCTGTGCTTCGTTTGGAATGTCATTCGCGCGGCTATCGGCCTCAATAGTGCGCTTCATCGACGGTTCAAAATCAAGCTCCATTATCATTTGTGAAAGCTGGGCAAGCTCCAGCTCCATCATTTTCATTCCTTCATCTGACATCTGCCCGCCGGATAGCATCGCGTTGACGCGGCTAACCTTTTCCTGCAAGCGCAGACGGTGGATGTCCTTGTTGTCCGACTTTATACCGAGCGCAGGTGTCAGCGCATTTGCTCCAAACGCAACCGTTGACCCCTCAAATAGTCGTATCTCCTTAACAATCCAAATCCGTTCTTCAGCAGCCTCTGGGTTAATCACACCTGCCAACGCCCGCGCCCATGCGTCCGTGCCTTTCTCGATCATTTCGATCTGCTGGTATCGGAAGCCGATACTGTGATTGTCGTAGATTCCTTCCTGATACCCGATAAGCGTATCATTCCCAAGCGTGGTATTAGCCATGCGGGTTTCAAAGTACAGACCGGCCACCGAGCGGCCATTGATTTCGACAGTCTTTTCTTCAAGCACCTCAATACGTCCGGGCAGGCGGTTAAGGTCATGCTGTACCGCGTGCTTGATCTTTGCAACCGCGTTACTCTTCGGGCCACGGTCGCCGATGCTTTTAGCCGCCGCACCCATTAACAGCACGTCGCCGTCGCTGTCGATGTAGTTGTAGGCGTTATATAGCCCCGTTACGACGCGCTTACCCATGTCCACATCCTTAATAGATGCGCCATGAATGGCCGCCTTGACAGCGTATGGTTTGTCTAATTTCTGCTGCACTACGTTACAAAATTAACACTATTGTCCGAAATATAACACATCGGGGCGAAAAAAAGCCCCCGGCAGTTACCGGAGGCCTTAAACCAAAACACAAAAAAACAGAACACGAAGTTACAAATATAACACATTTTCACGAACCCCGCAACCCCTGCTGACGAATTAAAACATCAGCACCACTTACAACCGACCGCCCCAAATCCTGCCGCGCTTCGTTAGGCGTGGTTATCCCGTACTTAACCTCCTCAACTAAACGCTTCGACAGCGCGATCATTTCCTCCCTGAACGCGGCCACCACCGTAACGTCGTAATCAATCCAATACTCCCGCCCATCGAACGCGCCGTATGCCTTCGCCACCCTCCGGTTCAAGTGATCGCGCAGGTCGTTCAGCTCAGGCAACACAGCGTCGGTGTATAGCATCTTTACCGCCGTGCTGATATTATTGTACGTGCTGCTATCGCTGTCGTTCATCACCTGAATAGGCACACCGTAGATGTTGCAGAACTGCCGCAAATCCATCTTCATGCTGTCGATAATAGCCAGATCCACCGGACTTAACCCGAAATTCGTCCACCGCGCGTTGCTGTGCGTTACCACCACTTTACCGCGATTCTCAGCACCGCCGAATACCCTCCGGTAATCTTCTTCTAACCGCTTGGCCTCATCAGGTGAAATACCAAACTCTTCCGCCCCGGAGCTAATCATACCTTGCGCCCCGTTGTTCGTAAACGCCCGGTTACTCGCACGCTGCGCCTGATTCGACCGAGCCAGCACATCACGCGTCGCGCGTATCGGTGACATACCCCACGCCCACTCATCAACATCATACCGTGGGTTGAACTTCTTTCGGTGGATACTCTCCACCCGCCCAAACGTCAAATTCCACGACCCCTGATCGACGCGATACTGAACGTCGTACTCTATGGGGTTGCCACGTAAATACATATCAACAAACTGCACCGGCATATTGTGCATCTCGGTGAAGTAGCCTTCAGGGAATCCAACCGGAGTTACCCCATAAATCAGGTTATTGCCCGTTATCAGTTTGAACGCTATCGCCTGCTCCAGCCACTCGCTCCACCCCATGTACTTGTTGGGCATATCGAGTAGGTCGTTAAGCCGTGTGCCTTCAACCGGGTTATACTCCCCGCCCTTGACTTCGTAAACCTTCCACGGCAGCATGACGGCCGCTCGGCAGATACGATTAATTACCGCGTACAAATCAGCATTACGGGCGTAGCCGTCCTTGATGTAGCTGTGTTCGTTGTCGCTGACCTCACCGAACTTGTGACCGATCATCCGCGTGACCGCCCCAACCTCCTGAAGTGAGTAGAAATTGTCCGACGTGCTGTTGGTGGGCATAGACTTTAGCCCGAAGGCCGCTGCGAGCTTCTTTATCATGTTGCAAATTTAATCAATCGTAACCAATTATGTTCAAAAACGAACGGAGCATCAGCGCGTCCATAAAATCCGGCGACCGACCTATACGTTCTTTGATCTTGTCCTTGCTGATAATGGCGAGTTTCTTATCGTTATCCACCTCAGCCATTTCCAGTTGTTCAAGTTCCTCAATCAGTTGCTCGCGGTACGCAAAATCGGGCATAAGCGATAACACGCCAGCGTTAATCTTGTCGGCCAAATCAAAACACGCCTGCGACTTCCGGTTATTGTACTGAGGGCGGCCTGCGCCGGGCATTGGTACTGGTTTTTTCTGTGCCACGAAACCCGTCGCGCCAATAGCATCCACCACACCGCCGCCAACACCGTCCTCATCGACACATATCCGGCTCGGCGGCACTTGTAGGCGTGTTGCCATTGCCCTGATAGCGTCGGCGGCTTCGGTGATGCTGCACTTGTCCAACACCACAGCATCCACCATACGCATACCTGACCAGCCGTAGATAACCGTCCTGTCCTTTCCGTAGCGCGCGATGTCGGCCGTGATACACGTCCGTCCTTCCTGAACGTGCGAATTGCGGAACAAATCGAGAATACTCTCATACTTCAACAACGCCGCCGGATTGTCGTCGTATTCCCAATTTCCCAACAGCAGGCGTTCGCGCTTGGACTTGTCCTTAATAGATCGCAGATTCTCAATGTAGTCTGCCGTCAGGTGCGGGTTGTCCGTTGGTAGGGCTGATATGAACCTGTATCGCGGGTCAAGCGTCCCGGCCTTCATAGGCTGATAAAAATCTTTGTAAATCCAATTTTTTTTTGGGTTACAGGTTACCAACGTCTTGCCCGGAATACCAAACTGACCGTTAAGGTGACGGCCTACCCTTGTGCGTAGTGTATCAAACGCCCCTTCGTGAACCTCCCCACCTTCCTCTACCCATCCCATCGTATATTCCGACGAACCGTAGCGTTCAAACATCGGGTCGGATGGCAGGTATTTCAGCTCCAACAGGTCTATCCTTGCTCCTGTCCGCGTGTTAATGATGAAATGATCCTGACCGTTGTACTTGAAATCGGAACGGGGTATGCTGTGATGCTTCAGGACTTTGAAAAAAGTAATTAGCGTGGTTTCGCGCAGGCGTTTAAGTTCCTCACGCCCGATGTACGCCTTCATCTCAGGGTACACGTAGGAGCAGTAAATCAACCACTCCGAACCTACCCAACTTTTGCCGCCACCGGCAGCACCGCCATATACGACGGTCTTAATTTCGGGGTCAAGTAACGCCGACCACGCCTCAGCTTGCTTTGGAAACGCCTTGATATTGACCCGCATCGCGTACTATTTCCATATCGAAGCCTTCGACCTTATCGACGGCCACGCTGATCTGTGTTTCAACAGGCTTACCGTAGGCACGATTCAACAGCGATTCCATTGCCTTGTTAGTCCCGGTGCGTGAATCTTCGAGAATAGACTTTGCCACCCAGACCTTGAACGACGGGTATAGTTCCGGCGACATGGTGATGTCCGCCAACTGTTTAGGATTTAACCCTAAACAGTCCTCTATTATCGCTATCGCTTGCTCTTTTTTCAACTCTGATGATTTTTGAATCCGGGAATTTCGCGCAAACCTTACCAGCGGCCTCCTTAGCATCAAACGCTGAAAGCGTGAGAAAGGTTCGCTGACCGTTGATATACGCCTCCACCCGGTACTTCACAGCCTGTACTTTCGTTTAACGCCATGCGCTTCAAGGTAATCGGCCTGCCGCCAATCTATCGGCTGGCGCACCTCTACCTGCCCCTGCATGACGATCAGGTAATTGGTGGTACGCTTGCGCCCGCGCTTGGTTAGGATGTAGCCGTTTTCCCTGATGTAATCCGTCGCAATTGGCTTCGGCTTACGCTTTCTGAAAGGCCAAATCATTTCTTTGAACGTCTGCGAAAGTTAAACATAACAGGCGGCTCGTACTCGCCGCGCAATAGTGCGTCGTTACGAAGGTCGCCACCGATAGCCACAAGTAGTATCGGGAACATAAGCAGGTGTTCCCACCCTTGCGCAAACAGTACCCATGCCAGTAGTGTGATAATGGTTCTCATGGCGGCTAAATTAACACTATTCCATGTTCATCGCAAAAATTTTTTACGGCGGCTTTGGCATCTTCGACGGACCGCACGACGTAATACCCCGCGCCGACGGCCTTCGCGTGGGCCTCAAATTTGTGCTGCGCAGGCGACTGCCTTCCGGTCGTCGTCTTGCACTCTAAGTACAGCGGATGGCCTTGTATAATTAGCAGCAGATCACCCGCGCCAGGATACAACCCCACCGAAGTCTGCGCCATTTCATTCGGGATAGAGTGTATCAGCGCACGGGGGTTCGGCAGTAGGCAGTAGGTGTTGTTAAACCACCTAACGATGTCATATTGCACTTTTCGTTCGGTCATGTTCCAAAGGTAGCAAATTCTTATTTGGGTGGGGGTGGTGGTATTAGGGTGGGGGTACTTTTTACCCTACCCCCACCCACTCCAAACCCTTGCTACTGTAAGGCTATCTTAATTTAGGGTGGTATTGGTGGGGGATATTTCTATAAACTTTAATTCGGAAAGGCTATACCTATGAAAAAAAATCGTGAACACGTTTTTTCTAAAATAAAGTTTAAGAAACTACCCCCACCTTCCCCCACCCAAATAAAAAATGTTTCCATGTAGGCTTAGGGGGCTAGGGTTTTCGGCTGGGTGGTATTATGATAATGTTTCCTGCTACTTTTGTAACAATGGTATATACAACGGTTACAGGTGTATTAAAATAGGTCTGATTATCAGCGTTTTATGTATCCGTTTAAAAACGGATAAGCGAAAACGGTAAGTTACTGATTTGTAGCGGATAACGAAAAAATATATAAAAAAATGCGAAAAAGTGTAGTATGTAAAGAAATAGGTGTATCTTTGGGGTAAATAAAAACACAAAACAATGAAAACAGAATTCAAAAAAGGCGACAGAGTTATCGCGGTAGAAGATGGGCTTTTTGTTAAGAAAGGCGCAACGGGCATTGTAACCGGAGATCACGTTATTCGCGGCACACAGACGGTGCAATGGGATTCTCTGATGATGATAAAAAACCCTGACAGCGATGGAGCTTGGCAGCCGATAAGCGACAAAAGGATTAACTTGATCGAAGAAACGGACATCGAAAGAGCCATGCGCGAAGTTCAGGATGCGGTGAAAAGGTTGGAAAAACTGCTTAAGAAATGAAAACCGTAATCGTAACCACGCCGGAGATAGAGGTGTTTCACAGCTTTCGTTCGGCTTGCAGTCATTACGGGTTATCTTACCACTACCTGAAGGCGCGGAAGATGCCGTTTACCTATAAAGGCGTGACGTTCTCCAAGCACCCGATCATCAGAACGGTGGAACGTCAGGCTCAGGGGCAGACCCCTTAATGCGAAGGTAGTACCCGTTTCGCCCCTGAATGGTTTTCTTTTTGAAACGTGCTGAAAGGTAGATGCCTATTTTGCGAATGTTTAGGTTTTTTAATCCGGTTTCTGTTTCCAGCGCGATTTTCACATCCGTTGCCGTATAAAATGCCTGCCCTACGTCGAAGAACTTATCAATTAGTTCTTCTTCCGGGCAGGCTTCTTTGTACCCTCCTGTTTCGGCGCGCAAAAGTTCGACTTCTTCACGGCTGAGGTGGTAGGTCTCACCGGCACGGTAAGCGTATAAGGCTGCCGCCCACACGTCGCGCTTCGTTAGGCGGTTGTACTCGTGGAAGTTGTAGCCACGAAACGGTACTGGAAGGATACGGGTGTTGCCCGTTGGGTCGTTAACCACTCCGGCGAAATTTGACGTCCCTATAAGCACTGCCAACCGTGGTATGTCTTTGAAATCGGGTGAGTACGGGGCGCGGATGTAGAATGATTGTTTGGATGTCAGTTCTTTGAATCGCATTTCGCTGTTCGCGGACGACATCACCCCGCCGAGTTCGTCGATGAGGTTTACCAGCTTGTAGCACATAGTCAATTCGACATCCTTATCCGCACCGCCCAAATTTGATTCCGAGTAATATGGTTGCAGTTCGTCTGTAAACAGCCCCCTGATGAACCACGTTTTACCGCAGTTTTGTGGCCCTATCAGCACGGGCATCGTTCTTACCACGTCGCCGGACATTGCGGACGCTACTACCGCGATGAACCACTTTCTAAGGTAATGGATGTTTTCACCGTCGATCGTGCTTAGAATGTCGTCTAATGCACGGGTACTGCTTGCCGTCAGCGTTTCAAAGTATTCGCGTAGTGGATTTCTGTCGGTGATGGCTTCGGAGTAAATTATGGCCTCAATATCGGTTTTTGTCACGCCTGAACCGATGGCCTGTTTAGCGGCGATGTATAGACTGTTGATGCGAAACTTGTCCAGTTCTCGCTCGCCGTCGTAAATCCGGCCTGTGATGGTGTTACGCCACAGGTTTGTATTGGCGTGGATAAATGCGATTTGCTGGGCCGTGGTATCGTCGTCGTCCTGCTTAATCCGTGCAGGCTCGGCCTCCTGAAAAACGCGGGCTGCGGCTTCTTTGGCGAGTTCTTCGGGTATTCCGCGCGATAGTATAGACCTGACTGCGGCGGCTTCGTCGCGGTTGGATTTGGCGGCCATTACGGCAGACGTTATCGCGATGGACTCTTGCTGCGTTGATGTGGTGAACCCGGCACGTTTGGCAAGGTATAAGAATGAGCCTATGCCGATACCGGAATTGCGCCGATCAAGGCAATGGTTGTACTGAATATCGGCCTGCTTGCGGTCGTACTTCGGTGAGTTTCGGCATACGGTGTGGAACATATCGCGGCCTGATTCCCCGAGTTCGGACGATATGGCTGCTGCGGTGGTAAAGTATGTGTGATAATCGGGCGCGAAGTCTATCCCGGAATTGTAAATATCCGCCGCGATACGTTCAAGCTGCGTTCCGGTTGCGATGGTTTTCAGGGGTTTGATAACCTTCGTTTTTGCCTCAAAACGCGCTGTTTTTGAGGTTGGATTGATATAGATGTCCGGGTCGAATGACACGTACCTGGCAGAGGCAACGTTTGATGGTGCGGGGTCGCAAACCTTGCCGTGTTCTTTGAAAAAGTGATCCGCCAACCACCGGAAAGATTCTTTGTGTTTGTCGGGGCGTATCTTAATCAGCGCGGCAAGTCCTGTGCCTGATGCCGAATAGAAAGCCGCGTACACGTATGGGTCGGCACATAGTACGTCCTTACCGATGTCGTTGTCGAAGTCAAGGCAGATAAAACCGGAGTGTTGTATCAGGTTTTTTTCAAGGCGGGTGGGAGCAAATACGCCGGAAATGGTAACGGCGGGCAGCGATTTTTTTTCGCGTTTACCGGTTCGCACTTCTGATATAACGTCTTTCCAATGCCCGTACTGCACGGAATTTATGAAGTCGTCGATGCTGATCTGACGAACCGGTGTGGTGTCAGTTACGCGTGTGAAGTAGGAGATCATCGTATAAAATAATCGTTAAATACATCGCCGGGCATGCGGCGCGATAATTGGTATTGTACCCATTTGGGCGAATATCCTTTAAGCCGTGCAAGTTCCTGTAAAGCCGCTTGCCCGCGAATCCGCGCTATGCGAATAACGAAGTTCATCGTGTAACGTTTGGCATCTTTCAAGGCAATTATATCAGCCATCGTTAGGTCGGATAGTTTTCGTCCCTTCAGGTATTCGGGCGCGTCGCGTTGCAGTTCCACCCCGACACCGATAACCTGATCGTGTTCGGCGGCAAACTCATGGCCGCAATGTACGCAGATTTTGGCAGCAGCCAAACATAGGGCGTTGCATTTCGGACATGATTTCGTTGGCGGTGCGCTGGGCTTTGATTTTCGCTTTTTATCGGCATCGAGCGTCCATGTGCGTGTGTCGTCCCAAAATCCCAAACGGTCGTGATTTAAGCCGAGATCGATCACGGTGAACCGTTCCTTTCCGGGATATATCCTTGCCCCGCGACCGCAGCATTGCAGCCAAAGGGGCAGCGACATCGTGGCGCGGTTCATTATTACGGTTTCAATTGATGGCTCGTCGTACCCGGTTGTCAGGATGCCGCAGTTGTTGAGGATTTGGATATGGCCGTCGCGGAAGGCAGCAAGTATTCTCCTGCGCTCGTCGGGGTGCGTCTTTGATGTAACGCTTTCTGACGTGTACCCGGCTGCACGGAACGCGTCGCGGGTGTTGTTAGAGTGCTGAATATCACAGTTGAAAACTATTGCCTTTGACCCTGCCGCGTGTTGCTGATAATGCTCCACCACCCCATGAAAACGCTTGACGTTATTGTAATGATCGTGTAGCGATTTGGCGGTAAACTCACCCCGTTGCACGGTCAGGTCTGAAAGGTCGTCCTGCACTTGTATAGGTCGGTAGGTGCAAAGATAACCATCCGCCACAAGGTCGGGTATTTGTACGGGGTCAATTATGTTGGTGTAGAACTTCGCCAAATGCTTTCCTACGGGTGTAGCTGTTGCCCCGATGGTCGGGGTGTCGCTCCAATGCTCAAGTACCTTCGTGAAGTTACCCCTATGCGCTTCATCCACAATAAGTAAGTCTGGCGTATAGTTCCATCCTTTCGCAAGCCTACGGGCGACGGTTTCTACCATGCCCACGATAACCGGGGCGCGGTAAGGTATCGAAGCCCCTGCTGTCAGGTAGTACGGGCGTATAGGCAGCGTACTACCGGCCTGCTGTAATAGTTCTATGCGGTCGGTCAGGATGCAGACTGATTTCCCTTTATTGGCGGCAGATTGAGCGATGTGCGAAAACACAACCGTCTTGCCGCCGCCGGTGGGCAGGGAGAGTATCTGCCGCCGATGGTTTTTGAATCCTTCGCGCAGCTGCTCGATGGCTGTAATTTGGTAAGGTCGTAGGTTCATAAGATTTGCCCCCGCCGGTGTGCGAAGTCCGGTAAACGCGTTCGGGGGTTTTGGTGGTTAGAACGGCAGGTCGTCCTCTGACGCTGCCACGGTCGGGGCTTTGTCGGCTGCCGCTGACTGTTGGCCGCGCACGTCGAGATTGCCTAAGATGGGTTTTTCGATGCCGCTTTCGCGCTGTTCCTTCGAAACCGACTGCTTAATAATGTGTGTCGCGTATTCTTTTAGTTCCTTCATCGGGAAGGCAACGATGTTCAGGTACACGCCGCCCTTGTCGCCTGCCATTTTTAGATCGTTTGCTTCCAAAGGAATAACGATGCAGTCCACTTGCGTTTTGCCCATCTTCAAGATGGTTGCTTTCTCGAACGCCGCGAGATTGATTGACCCTTTGATCATTTTATTTGGGATTTATTAGTTACTACTTCAAGAACATCCATCATCAGCTTCACGGCCGCAGTATTATCGCGCTGCGCGTCGATCATTTCGCGGCCTATTCGTTTTAACCTGTCGCTGTGGTGGTCGATCAAATCCTCTAAGGCTTTGATGTCCTCATTCGTGCATTCGCCACTTTGTAGCTTCTGCCGCACCTTGAACATTATGTGTGTATGGTTCATTTTACCCTGTCCCCCCATTTAGTGGTTGTTAATGATTCGGCTAATTTAATTCGTTCGGCGCAGAAATCTTTATCTTCCTGTGAAACTTCAAATTCGATTATTCGCCGCGCCGGAATCCTCGAATTTGCTGGCATAGATCGTGGGCGGTTGTAGTCGAAGGCCGACGCGTACGGCATCTGCCACAATTCGCGGTGCTGCTGCTTTTTGCGGTTGTAGTCCAATATCTCATCTACCTCAGCCTCCGTCGGATAGAAAACGTACAGTTGAGCAAACTCCGCCCCCGTGATGCAGGCGTTGGAAACGAGTTGCCAGTAGTATTCGGGCTTGTGCATTTTCAGGTCGGTACACAACGCTAAACCAGCGTAGGCTTTCATCTGCGGACTTTTAATGTCGCCTACGATTTCCTTACCTACTGTATAGTCCGGCGTACCGGTCCAAAATTCGTATTCAGGATGCGTTTTCGATGCCTTGTAGGTGGCGCGGTAGTGGATACCGAGATCGCAGGCCAAAAGCCATTCTTCGGCAAGGTTGCCCCATTGCGTGGCGTAGCTGCCCGCGTCGTCCGACAGGCGGCATCCAAGTTCGCGCTCGATCGATATTTCTTCGATCAGCGTCATTGCGCCCGCGCCAAATCCGTGTGGGCCTTTCCCGTTTGTTAGCATCAACGGTGAGATGCGTGAACTGCTGAATGTCATAATTTCCTGAGTTTATTAAATGCTTTTTGATACGAGATTTCCTCTTTGGTGTCGATGATATGCTTAATCGCGGCACGATCTTCGGGGGCAAGTAGTTCCTGCTTTTCATTAAACAGCTGCACGATGTCTGATTCAGTGGCAACCAACAGCGATGTGTAGTCCATCACGTCCTTTCGCGACACAGAACGCCCGAAGATTTCACCGAACTGCTCCGCTGCGTCTTTAATTGCGTATGATTTCGCCGATGGTGTGGCAAGTTGTACGCCGATGGATTTCACGGCGTTGAAGTCAACCGCGCCTGCGCCTTTGTCGGTTTGAATTGGCGAAGCCCCAACCCCGTCATTGTGTTCAATTTCTCCGGTTATAGGGTTATGAACGAACAGCCTAACGGTAACCACCACGCTGTTGGCGATAAGTTGAACCGAGCGCACTTCCACCCACCAACGGGGGTAGATGCGTGTAAGTAGATACTCCACCTTCTGAATCGGCAGGTATTTCGTTTTCGACATCGGGTGTTCGCACAGCCATAATTCGGGCGGCTGTTGGTTAAGGAGTACCTGAAGTTTGTTCGCTGCCAATTCGACAGCTCCGGTTTTTAGTTGTTCGATTGTCGGTAGATTCCAGCTCATTTTTTCAGACTTTGGATTTCGTTTTTCAATAGTGCAATTTGTGAGTTATACCCTTCGATTAGGTATATTCTGTCGCGCTCGTTTTGTTGCGCGAGTAGGGTCAGGGTGTCGGCCTGAAGGCGTACTTCCCTCTGTAATGCGTCGAGATACGGGCAACGTTCGCAGTTTGCTTGCTGTATTGCCTCAATCCCTGTGATAACTGTTGCGGCGAGTGCGCCGGCTTGTGCTATTAGTTCCATACCGCAAACATAATAGGTTTTTGGCGTGTGGTATCGGTTTGTCTGAATAATAGCGCAATAGCATAAATGCGTTAGGAATATAACAAACCTGCAATTGTATTGATTTGCTGTATAAGTTTGCAAAAACAAAATTATGCTAAGAACAGAACGAACCAAGCCATGCCCGGAATGCGACGGCGACGGCTGCGACCATTGCGATAACACCGGTGAGGTGTTGTGGGACGAACAGGACTACATCGACGAAGAGGAATATATGCGCGAAGAGGCGCGAATGGAGGCCTATTATGAAGAACGGGAGCGTGAACGCGATTAAGTCGCCGTGGTTTCGCGTCAAGGGTGAGCGGTACACGATAGTCTGCACGGCTGGCGACGTTCACACCTTAGTACGCGACCTTGACGGTGAGCGGTTTAATGTTGATCACGACGCTCTTATAGAAAGAATAAACGCTAATTTAGACACTTATGAGTTATTGGACATATCCGGGGCAGCCGTACAAGGTGCAGGCGGCCACGATTCGATGGCGGTCAAAGCCCGAAAAGGTAGGGCGTAGGCGGCCTTTAGGAATGATATTAGAAGCCGTTTCCATCGGCACGAATATCCCGGTAACGATCATAACCAGTCGCGACCGCCACGGGTATATCGTTGACGCTCGGCAGATGTATTTTTACCTTGCTGTTAAAGACGGCTGGACGCTGGAGGCGACGGGTGATTTTATCGGCCTAAACCACGCTACGGTGTTAAGCGGCAAGCGCAAGGTTGAAAACGCGCTGGAGGTGCGGGATACGCGAATAACGGCCTATCACCGGGCGGCGGTTGAGGTATTAAATCAGATGAGTGATGAAACGCGATAGGATACCTGACATAGCCCAATGCACGGTCAACAGCGTGTCCGGCGGCAAAACATCTGCATATATGGCGGCTAATCACCACGCCGATGTAAACATATTCGCCATTGTGTGCATAGAGGCTGAATACTGCCGCCCATCTGACAAATCATTGGTGCAGTATGTTTCTGATAAATTAGGTCGCGATTTTATTGCGACTGCGGAAAGCGACAAGACCCTATATGTTGTCAGGGATTTAGAACAACTCATAGGCAAGCCTATAACATGGGTGGCAGGAGAAACATTTGAATCAGTTATACGCAAGAAGAAAGCCCTTCCAAATCAGATGTGGCGGTTCTGCACGACGGAAATGAAGATGAGGCCGATATTTGAATACTGCCATAGCAATTACGGAATGGTTTCAATGAACATAGGTTTTCGTTACGACGAATCAGAGCGCGCGAATAAAGAAAATACATCCTTCAAGACCGTAATTGGTCAGCACGAATCGGGGCGTAACAAGTGGGATGACATAGAATGGCGAACTTTACATTACCCGTTAATTGACAATAAGGTCACGCATTATCAAGTATCGGAATGGGCGAAGAAAACAGGGCTTCCGTTCCCGGCAGATTCAAATTGCGTGGGGTGTTTTTGGAAACCATTTCAGCAGATCAGAAAGAACTGGGACGACGAGCCGCAAAAGATGCGATGGTTTTCTGAGCAGGAGAAAAAAATGCGACGGAGGTTTAAGAAGGAGATGGACTACGCGACAGCCAAAAAGATAGGGTTGCAGATTGATTTTTTCTTTGGCACAGGTTCAGGGTGTCAGGCCGGATATTGCACGGACTAATGAAAGAGAAACTCCTTGACATAGCCCAATGCACAGTTATTCCCGCGCTGTTAGTCTTTGGTCAGATACATCACAGCACCAAGCACAGCTACACCGCCCGTCAGCCATTGCCACAGTTTGCGCTTGTTGCTCTCGATACGGGCGGTGTCCTGTGCTATAACGACAGCTTGGCGCAGGTCGGTGTTGATCGCAGAAAGGTCGGTGATCTGTTGCTCTTGCAGGGTGATAATGCTATCTTTGGTTGCTCGGTTCATCAGGCACTCGACACATTCCAGAGCCTTAGAGCGCTTGATGCAGATGGTGTCCTGACCGGATGCCGTAAAGGGGATGACAAGTAGTAAGTATTTAAGCATGAACAAAGGTAGTAAATATGCGGGTAAACGCTGTTATGTGCAGTTTATACCCGATAAGGTATGATATGTTATTCAAATAAATTGCAGGTAACGTTCCACGTATTGCCGAAGGCGGGGCATTAAACCGCAAATGTTTAATTGAAAAACTAAAGTTGAATGACAGATAAAGTTGAATTGAAAAACGTCACCCCCGCTTTTGGCAATACGGTGTACCAGCAGTGCCTTCTTCGGAGGTTTACAATGAGGATTGTGTAGAGGCTTTAAAACGCTTTGACGATAATTACTTTGATTTAGCAGTTGTTGACCCGCCTTATGGAATAGATATGTCGCAAGAATTATTTAAGCGTGGGCAAACTTGCAAAAAAAACGGATACAAAGAACACTTGAATAAAGACTGGGATAAACAAGTTCCCGAACAAGATTATTTTGATGAATTGTTTAGGGTTAGCAAAAATCAAATCGTTTTTGGGGCAAACTATATGACTAAATATTTACCTGAAAGTATGGGTTGGATTGTTTGGAATAAAGTTCAAAGAGGATATTCTTTTGCCGATGGTGAATTAGCTTGGACGAGCTTTAAAAAAGCGTTGCGAATATTTGATTATGCAAGAGGAAATGAAAGTGGATTTGCCCCAAAACTAAAAGGAACTGAAAGGGCTGGAATAAACATACATCCAACACAAAAACCTATTGCTTTGTATGATTGGATTTTTGCAAATTATTCAGAGCGTGGGCAAATAATTCTTGACACTCATTTAGGTAGTGGAAGTTCAAGAATTGCAGCAAATAAGGCGGGTTTAAACTTTATAGGATTTGAAGTAGATGAAGACTACTATGAAAGACAAGAAAAGCGTTATCAAACCTTTATTAGTCAGTTGCGAATGTTCTGATGGAACGTCCACAGGCATTGCACCTAACGGTTTGCAGCCTTGTTTAGTGCGGGCTTAATAGCACTATATTTGATTTGAAAACTAAAACTTAATAAAATGGAAAAACTTTCTTTCGGAGACGAAAACCCCGCATTGAACAAGGGTGCTGTTACCAGCAGTGCCTTGTCGGATATGATGGCACAAATTACTAAGAACTTTGCAGAGGCAGAGGAAAATGTAATTAAAGAAGTATTGAGACAAATACTAAAACGTGAACCAACTTTAGAAGATGCAAAAGACTTGCATAAATTTCAAAAAGAAGGTGAATTTGATAAATACTATTTGGCTTATAAAAATCTAAAGTTGGGTACTATTTACCGAAATACAAATATAGAAGGTGGCAAAATGGGAGTTGAATTTGTGCCATTTGAAATGAAAGACTTTTTAGAACCTGCAACTAATTCAGATGGAACTAAGGTTACGTTCTGAGGCATTGCTGGTAACGTTTTCGGGCTTTGCGTTCGTTGGGGATTACCAGCACTAAAGCCGATTAGGAGTACGAACTTAAATTTTAGCACAAATGATTATAGAAAGCAATACACCCCCCAATGACGCAAAACCGCTGTTACCTGCTGGTGCGGTTTCAAAGGACGGGATTTCATTGATACACGGAGATAGTTTGCAAGCCTTAAAAAGCTATGGCGATAATTATTTTGATGTAGCAATAGTTGACCCACCTTACGGAATAAACCACAGCGAAATAGCGGGCAAGCAAAGCGGCACAAAATACGGTAATGCTGCTGCTGCAAAAAGACAATACACCGTAAAAGATTGGGATAAGCAAATACCACCACCAGAGTATTTTGTGGAGCTTTTCAGAGTATCTAAAAATCAAATTGTGTGGGGAGCAAATTATATGACAGAGCATTTGCCACCAAGTATGGGTTGGGTGTTTTGGGATAAAGATAATGGCACAAATGGTTTTTCAGATGGCGAACTTGCTTTTAAATCATTTGACAAAGGATTGAGAAAAGTAAAGATAACTTGGAACGGGATGATACAGTATGATATGAAAAACAAAGAGGATAGAATACACCCAACCCAAAAGCCAATACAACTTTACAAATGGTTACTTGAAAACTATACGAGCGAAGGCGATTTGATTTTAGATACTCATTTGGGAAGTGGGAGTATAGCCATAGCTTGTCATTATATGAAACGAAAATTAATAGGATACGAAATTGATGCAGAGTATTTCCAAAAGGCTTGCAAACGATTTGAAGAACAAACTCGTCAAACAGCACTATGGTAGCACTTGCAGGTAACTGGGGGCTTGTGGCGTATTTATAGCGTTTAGCCCCGAATTTCAATAACATGGTGAAGAAAATAGACTTCAAGACAATACGCACAGAGGGGACATTCGGCGAGCCAATGCGGTTGGCTTACTTGGTTCTAATCGACGACACCTCAAAGGTTGTGAAAATCACCCGCACGGTGTTGACATCAG